TCATGATTTGCTAACATAGGTGCCAGCATGACGTTCCCGACGTGAGATGCGGGGAGAGCATCGAAATGACATGAGTATGGCCCGTCACCCGGCATCCCCGCCGCATCCCATCGGCGCTTCGCCGGGGCCGCCTGCGCGTCCTCAATCAGCTTCCCGTTGATGTCCCATCGGCGCGGCATCGGCGGCCCCTAGCGTTCCACCCACGCGGTTCCGTCCCATGCTGCCCACGACCCATCCGGCATCTGCTTGGTATCGCCTACCTTCGGCGGGGCCGTACCACCATCAGACGCGCCGCCTCCCAGTAACTTCTGGAGTTCCCCTCTGGCCCACTCAATGTCAGGGGGGAGTGCGCTGCGGTTGCCCAGCAACCCTTTGAGCGCATCCAGCACGCCCTCGCGTTCCTTCCGCTTGTAATCCCCGGTGATCTTCTGCTCGGCCAACTCCCGCCGTTGCCGCAGCGTGGGATCCTGTTCCTCCACCTTGAGGTCGCGCAGCGCGTTCTGCCGCTCGTACCCCGCCGTGATGTCCCCGGCCTTGCCCTTGATCGTGGCGTCCCGCGTGGCGCCCATCTCGCGCAACTGGTCCGGGCTCGTCTCTGAACTGACCCCCATCTGCCGCCGCATCTCGCTTTCGCGGTCCATCGCCTGCTGGGTCTGCCCCCCGCCGGTCTGGTCGTACTCCCGCTGGCCGATGGCCTGGTTCCGCAGCCTGGCGTTATACAGGGACTCCAGCGCGAGTTTGTCGGTCAGGGTCTTGTTCGGTTCGCCCGTGTCCCCGGTGTTATTCGGGCGCCGGTTGCCGGCCGGAGCCTGCGGATCCATCTGGTCCCCGCCCTGATACGACATCCGCCCACGCGCCGCCTCGATCGGCTCCCCGCCCAGCAGCGCCTCGGACTCGGCCGCCCGCTGCCGGCGGTGCATCCGCCCGAAGTAGTCCTTCTCCGCCTGTGACCCGATCATCCGGCCCCGCAGGACATCCTCCTGCCCCCACGTCTGCTCGGCCTCGGCCACGTTCTGCCGCTGGTTCGTCCGCGCCAGGGCTTCGAGCCGCTTTCGGCGAAGCCTATCCAGATACTCTTGCGTCGTGGGCATGATGTACTCCTAGTAGACCCCGCCACCAGTCGGCCGACTCGCCGCCGACAGGGACGACAGCAACCCAATGTCCTGCGCCCGCTTCTGGGCACTCAGGGCCGCGTTCCGATCCGACACTTGATACCGGCGCTGGAGGGACGCCAACGCCTGTTCCCGCGCCGTGTCCGAAATCTGGCCGACGCCCTGCTCGTACGCCTTGCCCAACCGCTGCGCTTCGATCCCGGACCCTGTGATACCCCGCTGCGACATCTCGGATGAGAGCGAGTTTATGCCAGCCCTTGAGGCCAGCCCGATCTTCTCTTTGGCCCGCGCGAACGCCGCATCCTCGGCCGCCCGTTCCTCGGTATCCGTCGCCCCGGTATCGAACGGTGCCGCGCTCCCGGTGGCCCCGCCTGTCGCCCCGTTCGCCTGCCCCGTGATCCCGAACTGCGCCATCAACTGATCCGTGCGCGTGTTGGCCGCGTTCGTCTGCTCCAGCGCCCGGAGATACCGCTGCTGCTCCGTCTCGTTCTGCAACTGGCTCTGGTAGCCCGCGAGTTCTTTGGTCCCGCTCTGCGTCTGCGTCAGTTCAGCCAGTCGGGCCTGCCGCTCCGCGGCCGATTCGCCCGCTTGGAACGTCTGAGCCGACCCCTGCAATGCAGACGCGGACCCCAACTGCGCCTGCAACCGCGCCATGTCGGCCTGCTGCTGCTGGGTGGCCTGTCCCGCCTGGGCCGTGATCTGCGTCTGCAACTGCTCCATCTCAGCAGCCGCCCGGTCCTGCGCGAGCGTGCGCTGACCGGTCTGCGTCTGCGTCAATTCCGCCATGCGCGCTTCACGCTCGGCGGCCGATTCACCAGCCTGGAAGGTCTGCGCTCCGGTTTGCTGGGCCGCCGCCCCGGCAATCTGCGTCTCGAGCCGGGCCATCTCGGCGTTCTGCGCCTCCGTCGCCATGCCCTGCTGACTGGCAATCTGCGCCTGAAGCTGCTGCATCTGCGCGGCGGCCTGCTGCTGCGCGAGCGTCTGCTGCTGCGCCCCGGTGGCGCTGATCTGCGCGAGTGACCCGCTCTGTTTCAGGGCTTCGAGGGCCGTCTGCGCCTGCCGGTCGGCCGCACTCTCGCCGGTCTGCCACGTTTGCTGTCCGGTCTGGAGGCTGGCCTGCGATCCGATCTGCGCCTGAAGGCGTGCCATCTCGGCTTCGGACTGCTGGCCGGCGAGCGTCTGTTGCTGGGCGCCCGTGGCCCCAATCTGCGCGAGCGCCCCGGTCTGCTTGAGGGCTTCGAGGGCTTGCTGCGATTCGGAGGTGGCCCCGAGTTCCGCCATCCGGGCCGCACGCTCCGCGGCTGATTCCCCCGCTTGGAACGTCTGCTGGCTGGTCTGGAGCCCCTCCTGTGATCCGAGTTGGGCCTGAAGCCGGGCGGTTTCCGCCTGCTGCGCTTCCGTGGCGATGCCCTGCTGTGACGCAATCTGCGCCTGAAGCTGCGCCATCTGAGCCGCGGCGCCCTGCGAGGCAAGCGTCTGCGCCCCGGACTGTTTCAGCACCTCCAGCGACTGCGCTCCGGCGCCCTGCGCCTCAACCTCTGCGAGCCGGGCGGCCCGTTCGGCTGCACTCTCCCCCGCCTGGAAGGTCTGGGCCGACCCCTGGAGCGCCGCCTGTGACCCGAGTTGGGCCTGAAGCTGGGCCATCTGCGCTTGCTGGGCTTCCGAGGCCATGCCCTGCTGCGAGGCGATGGTGGCCTGCAACTGCGCCATCTGGGCTTCGGCCTGCTGGGCGGTCAGGGACGAGGCCCCGGTCTGCCGCAGGGATTCGAGCGCCTGCGCGCCCTCCGATTGCTGCCCGAGTTCGGCCATGCGGGCGGCACGTTCCGCCGCCGACTCGCCGGCCGCGAACGTCTGCTGTCCAGTCTGGAGTGCCTGCTGCTGGGTGCCGCTCGCCCCGATCTGCGCGAGGGCGGACTGCGCCGCCTTGTCGGCCAGCGACAACTGCGTGGTATTCGTCTGCCCGGCGACCTTCTCGCTGCTGGCGATCTGCGCCTGAAGCCGAGCCATCTCCGCGGACTGCTCGGCCGTGGCGATGCCCTGGTTGGCGGTGATCTGCTTCTCCAGTTGCGCCATCTGGGCCGACGCCTGCTGGGTGGCGAGATCCCTGGACGCGGTGATCTGCTTCTCCAACTGCGCCATTTGAGCGGTTTGTTCCTGTGTTGCCAACCCCTGATTTGCCGCGATCTGCGCCTGAAGTTGCGCGAGTTGGGCCGCGGCCTGTTGGGCGGCCACCTCACTCTGGCCGTACGCCTGGTACTGGCTCTGATAGTTCCCAGCCGAGGCCGCGTTGAGGGCCGCGAGATACGCCGCCACATCGGCGGGCGTTGTCCCGGTTGGACCGCTCCACGAGGTTGTCGGGCTCCACGAATTGGGCTGTGAGATCGCCATGTGCTACTCCTACTGTCCGCTGGTGCGGCGCAGCGCCTCAAGCGCGGCTTCCACGTTCTGAGTCGGCAGCGCTGTCTCGATCTTCGCCTCGTTCGGCCACACCCACTTGCGCTGGCTGGGATCCCAGATCATGCCGGGGTACGGCGCCCGGCCCTGCGGGTTGCCATAGGACGATGGCCCCGTCTGCTGCCGGGCGCCGAAGTCGATGATCCCGGCCATGTGTCGCTCCTATGCGATCCAGTAATCCACGACGAACGTCTCGCCAATCGCCGGGACGGACATCATCGTGATTGTCCGCCCCGAAATGGTGTAGTCCGTTCCCAACACTTGCCGCTCGCCGTTCACGAACAACCGCGGCGAACCTGCTAGGGGCGTGTGCGCCAGCCGGAACGTGGCATTGGTCCCATTGATGAGCCCGGCCGGTACTTCCCCCGTGACGATATTCGCCAGCAACGTCCGGTGATCGTCAAACAGCACGTCAAAGTTCCGGTCGATGGCTTCCACCATACGCGGCCCGACCGCCCCGGTGATGGCTTCAGGCTTGTACCGGATCGCCATCACCGCACCCCCACAATCGACACCGGGGCAATCTCGTACCCATGCAACGTACAGCCCTCATCGGCCGTGCTGTGTGTGAAGCGCAGCCTTACCAACTCCCCGGTCCCCAACCGGCGATGCCGCGCCCGGTTCACCGTCAGGTCATGGCTGATCGCGCCCTGCGCGGACGAGTCCAGATTCCCCACCGTGGGCGTGACGGTCAGCGTCCCGCTTGCCTGCGAGTCGGTTAGGACCGTCAGTTCCCCGAAGTACTTCAGGACGCTCGGCACCCCGGCGTTGAGCCACCCAGTCTGGATGTCCAGCGCGATCCCCGACGTGCCGTCGCTGTAGCCGATGTCATTGGCCCGGTAGAGAAACCCGTTCGTCCCGGCCCGCACCAGAATCGCCAGCCCGTACACGTCCTCAAGATTCGTCGCCACTGAGGGCGTGAACTCTTCCGTCTTATGCGGCCCCAGCCACAACTGCCGCTGAAGGTCGTAGCTCACCCACCGGTCTTCCGTGTTGGAGGCCCGGTCGCACAGGTGCAGTTCGTACGTGTCCTCGCGCTGGTTCCACGTCCCGAATGCGTACGGGAACCGGGACCGGTTGAACGTGTCATCCGTCCCGAACCACGCCTGCGCCCGGCCCTGCGACAACGGCTGCAACCCGTCCGCGCCCCACGCGTACACCCCGTCTTCCGCGAGGAAGTAGGCCACGTCGCGGATGATGGTGACACTCAGCGGCGCGATGACGCCCACTGAGTTGATGACCTGGATGACCGTGTAGGTGTCCGACCCCGCGCCCACGATCTTCCACAACCCACGCTGCCGGGCCACTCCGAGTTCGTCCCGTCGTGGCAGGAACGCCGTGATGCCGCTGGTCCCCTGCCCCTTCGGGTTGATCGTGAGGTAGTTGCTCGCGGACCATGCGAACCAGCGGTTGATGCCGGAGTAGTAGACCAGATCCGGCGAGGGCGTGCCCACGCCCCAGACCCGATCCTTCCAGACCGTGATCAGGGACAACCGATCCGCGCTGGTGCTGCCCGGAGGATTCCCGAGGTCGTCGTACGCCACCGCGGTATCCAGCCCGGCGTCGGCGGTGTTGTCGGTCAGCGTCGTGGCCGTGTTGTTCGCAATCGTAGAGTGGTAGAAGAACTCCGTCCCGCCCGCCACCGTGCGATAGATCCGGCGCGAGGTGATCGTGGCGTCCGTGGATACCGTGATGCCGGTCAGCGACACCTGATCCGCCGTGGTGGTCAGCGTGTTCGACGCCGCCGACAGCGGGCTCTCCGAAATGACCGTCGTGCCGCTCATGACGGCATGGGTGTACTTGTAGATGTAGTCCCCGGTCAGGACACCCGCCGCGCCGAGGCCCGCCACACACGCCGCGGTCGGTGCGATAGGCGACATGGGAATGACCCCCAGCGTGGCCGGGTCAATCCGCAGGTTGATGCTCGGCCCGTTCGTCACCAGCACCGACGAGTTGAGCACCCCGAACTGCGACCGCACCGATGCCGAGACGGTCACGCCCGTGGGCAGGGTGAGCGTGCTCACGTCCCCGCTGACGGAGACTTTCTGGAGCGCCGTGCCGGCATGGGCGAGGTAGAACGCCATACGTTACCGTGCCCCCTCGGGCGTCCAATGCGTGTTGCTCCACACGACTCCGGTGTACAACGCCACCTCCAGCAGCCCGACGATCAGCGCCAGTTTCTTCTTCCCGAGGTCGCGGAGCCGGTCGATGGCGAGCACCGACACCATGCCGAGCACGCCTTTGGCAAACGCCGTGGCCACGGGATGCTTGTGGAACCCCTTGAGGACCGGGTTCTGCTCCGTCGCGCCCTTCTGGATCGCCACGATGGTACTGGCCGTGTCCGCCATGAACAGCCCGCCCAGCACCCAGAGCGTGCCGTTGATGGCGAGGTCCATCTTGCCCGTCCGCCCGAACGGCGCACAGGTGTAGACCACGCCCGCCCCGGGCGTGAAGGTGACTTCGTACACGCCGTGGCAGTCGGGCAGCACTTGCGCCGCCGCCTCCATGATCGCCTTCGCCAGTCCCACTTGCTGTTGCGTCTCGCTGGGCAACGGCAGGATCGGATTCACGGCTGGCCCAACCGCCAGCGAGACCAGCAACGGCACCATCGAAAAGTCCACCTTAGCCTCCGTTCGGGAGCGCGTCGATCTGCGCGAGCAGTTCGGCCGGCGCCTTCGCCAGTTTCCCCGTCCGCTTGGCTACGGTTTCCGTGTCAGACTTGATCTTCAACTGCACCGCCCACGGTTGCAGCAGCCGTTCCAGAATCCACCGCTGCGGGTCGGGCTTGCCCTGCGCGTCCAGCACGCCGCTCTGTTTGGCAACCCACCGGAAGGCGTCTTTCTCGGCCGCGGTCAGCAAATCCCACATGGCTACGACCCCGTGATGGACGTGATCAACCCATCCTTGACGGTAATGGCAGTGATGGTGGTGTACGGCCCCACTGACACCCCGGCCGTGCCGTCTGAGGATTGGTACGCGCCAGCCTTGAACGTGGCGCCGGTCGAGACGATGCCGGTCCCGGCCGGGGTCAGGACGATGTTGATGTTGTCCGTGCCCGTCCCGGCCGTTTCCGCCTCCAGGGTCACGGTGCCCGCAGACGGGGTGATGGCAAACCGCTCGTAGTTGCTCGCGTTGGTAAACGCCAGGTACACCCGCGCCCCGAACACGGTGTTCGCCAACTCAAACTTCAGTTGGTTCCCGGCCGTGCCGTAACCGTAAAACCGATGTCCCGCTGTGGCGCTGCCGTAGTTCGTGTAGTGGTACAGTCCAGCCGGCCCATCATCGCCAATTCGGATGAACTGGTTCGAGTTGCCGAACGTGACGATGGATGTAGTAGGGCTACCGCCAGAGAGTGTAAGCCCCCCAGCCTGCGTGACCAGCCCAGCCTTGGACACGTTCCATTTCGTCACCGTGCTCGCCTGGAAGTCCGCCAGCAGCGCCGACGCCCCCGACGCCGTATTGGTGACGTTCAGCTTCAGCGCCGTGGGCGACCCACTGGTGTTCCACGTCCCGGCGAGGCTCACAAATCCCGCCGTGCCGGACCCCGTGATGGACCCGCCCGTGACCGTCAGCGCCAGCGCGTTGTCCGCGCCCGTAACGATGATGGCCCCGGCGTTCCACGATCCCGTCGTCACGGTGCCCAGTGTCACGACGTTCGTGGTCCCGGCCCACGTCGAAAGCGCGGTGTTCTCCACGCTGCCAAGCCCGACCTTCGACGCCGCGAGTGACGTGATCCACGCAGGGTCCGCGTAGCTCCCAGACGTGTAGACGCCATCTGTCACCGTCGCCGCATTCCCGCTGATGCTCCCGGTGATGGTGTTCGTCACGGTCAGGTTGACCAGTGTGCCCACCGTCGTCAGGGAGGACGTGACGATGCCAGTCGCCAGCGTGGTCCCGGAAAGGATGGTCCCGGCCACCGCCGTCAGCCACGCCGGGTTCGCGTAACTGCCCGACGTGTAGACCCCTGCCGTGACCGTCGCGGCGTTCCCGCTGATGCTACCGGTGATGGTCGAGGCAAAGGTGAACGCGCCCGTGAACGTGCCCGCCCCGATGTCGGCCGCGTCCAACGTGACCGAACCCGTCCGCGAGGCCACCGCCGTCACCTTCGCGTCGGTGTACGTCGTCCCGATGCTGGTGCCCTGCCACACGCCGGTGGCGATGGTCCCGACCGCGGTGATGCCCGTGGTCTTGCTCCACGACGGCACGCTGCCATCCGATACCAGCACGTCACTGGCCGTGCCCTTGACGAGCCTCACCCACTGGCCGGCACCCGAGGCGTACATGATGTCACCCGCCGCCTGCGAGGCCAGCCCGATCGCGCCCGTGTACAGTCCCGTGATGTTGATGTCCGTCCCGGTGTCCGCCACGATATGCAGCGTGTTATCCGTGTAGAAGTACAACCGCCCGTACCCGCTCGCGGGCGTGCCCGGACTCGCGGCTTCCTTGATCTGGATCGCCGTGATCGCCGTCGAGGTCAGCAGGGTCGGCATCGCTTACTCCGTCAACACCATGAAGGCGTCATCCGTCAGAATCAGACCGTCGCCGTCTACCAGCGTGGTCGTGGCTGTGGGGTCCGCGAACGTGAACGATGCAATCCCCAGCACCGCCCCGGCCATCGCCACCGTGTTGATGGCCCGCATCCCCAACCGCTTCGACAACCCGCCGCGCCGGCCCGCGCCGTAGAAGGTGACGTTCTGCGCGACCGTCACATCCCCCACGTCGGTATGCAGGGGATCGTCCGAGACGTTCACGCCCTTGTCGCCAAGCGAGTAGACCTTGATCTCACCCGCCACGGGTTACTCCCACAAATCTTCGAACATGGCCGTCGTCACCCGCGGTTCCTGGTCCTGCCGCGGGGTCAGCGAGTTGAGCAGGTTGACCTTCTCCGTCGCGTAGATGGTCAGCCAGTTCGGATCCGGCGCCCGGTCTTCGCGCTCTTTGGCTCGCGCATAGGCCACCGTCCACGCCACGATCGCGTTGTCGGACTCGCCCGGCACCGGGTTCGTGCTGGCGGCCGTCAACGTGGTTAGCGCCGGGACGTAGGTGAAGGCCAGCAGCACGGCCGCGGTCACAGACGGGGCCACAACCACCGTGGGCGCCCCCACAGGCCCCCCAGCCCCGATCTGGTCCCAGTAGATGGTCCCGCCGGAACTGCCATCCAGCGCCTCAGACGCTCGCGCCGATTGGAAGACCGGGTCGTTGTACCGCAGCGGCCTGAACGCCAGCCCACGGCTGGCCCCCGATGAGGTCAGCACGCGGGGCTCGATCATGTGTACCCGAACGCAGTCCGCCGGTACGCCGGTCAGGCTGGTGCCACTGGCGGCCAGATACACGTTGGTAGTGTCCAGCGTACAGAAGTGCTTTTGCCCGAGGTCGTTCACGGCCCGCCACAGGTCGTGTACCCCGAGGTTCATCAGGCGGACCAGTTCATCTGAGGACCAGTACGAGGCCGTGGCTTCGTTCAGATGGCCCCGGACAACCACTTCGAGCGCCGAGAGCAACGTGCTCATGGCATGTTCCTATGCGCTGATCGGGATGAAGGAGAAATAGTAGATAGTCACTTTGATCACGCCAGAGTCGATGATTTTCCCGCCCGTCCCTGAGAAGGTCACAGCGGTGGCCGAGGGGAAGTTGAGCGGCGTCGTCGCGGTGAACGCCGTGCCGTCAACCGTGGTCGTCGCAGCCAGGGCCAGCCCCGCGCCCCACGCATCGGGGTCCGCTGCCGTGCCGAGTGCCCAGGTGGCGATGCCGTCAGACCCGGCGATGATGGTCGTCACGCGAGCCGTCACGCCAAACACCACGCTCCCGGCCGGGATGAGGTTCGCGGCGCCCGTGATCGTGATCGTGCCCGTGCCCTTCCCGCTGCAATTCGTGTCGGAGGCGATGGTGCAAGTCACCGACACCTTCGACATCTGCCAGGTACCGTTGCCCGTGTTGCTCGTGGGTGGGCCGAGGTAGAGGGTGGTGAAGCCGGCCTCGGAGTTGCTCAACAGTGTTATTAGACCATCGGCGGATGATTTCATGCGCGAGCGCACCCCCCACGCCAACGCCGAGGTGTACTCGATGGAAACCGTGCTATTCGTGGTGAGGGTTCCCCCCACTGTCGTGTTCCCGTCTTTCGCCACCTTGAATAAGTTGGTTGCCCCCGCCGCCCCGCCCAAGACCTGGAACGGCAGGAACCCGGCCGCGCTCGACGTGTCGGTAAACACGAACCGCACGCCCTGATCGACGTTCGCGTTGTTCACCGTCGCCACGACGGAGAAGGACGGGGTTGTGGCAGCCGTGATCGTGCCCGCGTTCACCGCCAACGGTCCGGTCAGGATCGGAATGGCAATCGTCGGCACCCCCGCCACCGCCGTCACCGTCGCCACGGTGCGATACTGCGGCGTGCCCGACGTGTCGTAGCCCTGGATGAGCAGGGTGTCCGCCGCGGTCGTGCCGGTGCGGAGAGCGCCCCCCGTGGCGAACGTGATCGACGTGGTGCCCGCAATGGCGCCGTTCTTGAGATACACCACGCCTGTCGTGAGGTCCAGAATCGCCATGATGTGTCCCCGCTAGTTCGTCGGCCCCATCGCCATCGCGGACGTAAGCCGCTGATAGCCGTACCACTCGATGTGCCCAGCCAGCCCCGCCGCCGACACGTTCAGCATAAAGTTCTTCCCCTCGGTCAAGGGGCGCCCACGCGGGCCGAAGTCGAACGCCCATCGGGTATCCACGCCCGGCGAAGTCGTCACCTTACACACGACTACCGCCGACGTGTTGGAGTCCTCGAAGGACCACGACTGCGCGGCGTCCGTGGTGATGTAGACGACCACTTGCTGCACATAGATCGTGGTGTTGGCGTTCCGCACCGTCACCAGTGTGGTATCGCCCGTACTGGCGGTGGCCGTCAGGCTCCCTGAGATGTCCTGATTGATCGAGCGTTCACGCTGGTAGCCGTCCATTAGTTACTCCGTGTCCGGGATGGCGAACAGGTCGCACAGCCCGAGATGGTTGGCCGTGAGCGTCTTGGCCGTGCTCGCCTTCGTGAGCACGTCCACGATGAGCGCGTGCGCCTTCGGGCCGATGTCCACCGTCTTGGTGTGCGTCGTGTCCGTCCACGTCACGCGGCCGCCCTCGAGCTTCGCCAGCCCAACCTCGGCGTGTTCCTGTTCGCTGAAGCTCAGGTCTTCGCGCAGTTTCCGCACGATGCGGAGCATGGTGATGTCGCCTTCGGCCGGCAGCATCCCCAATAGCAGCAGTCGGTCCAGTACCGTCAGGTTCATAGGTTCCTCTGAGGAAGGGCCACGCGGCGTCCCGCTCGGCCCCCTCGGTTATCCGCCTAGCCCTACGAATCGGCCAGCAGGGCGACCTTGTACGCCGTGCCGTCCACCCGCACACGAATCCACAGGCTCGCCGCCGACCCTGCCGCGACCGACGTGACCGCCGTGCCGCTGTTCAGGTCGAACTCGAAGGCGTACGTGGCCTTGCCATAGGCCCGCAGGTACGAGTTGATCGTGCCGCCGTCCGCGTGCTGCCCGTAGAACAGGTCCGCCGCCACGGTGCCGCTGGACACCCCGAAGATGTCCGACCCGACGCCCGCCACGTAGCCCGCCGTCACCGTCGTCCCCGACAGGTCCAACTGGCCCATGACGCCGTAGACCATGCTCGAGCCGACGTTGATCGTGTTGGCCCCGGCGATGATCTTGCCCTGCGTGCCGTACGCGAACGCCGTCCCGGTGACGTTCCCGCCGAACGTGACCTGGCCGCGGGTGCCCACGATGTTCCCGCTCGTCATCGACGTGTAGGTGGTCGCGGACCCGACGATGGACCGGATGGTGCCCGGCGTGGCCGAGCCGCCCGTCATCGTCACCTCGAAGGCGTTGATGCCGCTGGTCGGGGCCGGCGCCGCCAGCACCAGTTTGCCCGCCGTGTGCGTCAGCGTGACGTTGCCGTTGTTCCAGTTGATGACCCCGCCCGAGGCGAGGAACAGATCCGACCACATCAGGGACGTGGTGCCGAGCGCCTGGGTGTCCGTCACGCCGGGCGAGATCGCCGTGGCCGCGATGTTCAGCACCACTGCGCCGCCCACCGACGCCCCGACGTTGTCGGCCCCGATGCGGTAGATGCCCGAGTTCAGGTCGTCACTGAAGGTGATGGAGGGCAGCGCCGCGGTGCCATCCGCGAACTCGGTCTTCGTGACCGCCCCGGACATCACCACGGTCCCGGTGAACGTCTTGTCACCGGAGATGGTCTGCGTGGACGTTTCGTCCACAATCTGCACTTCCGTGGTCCCCGACCCCGCCGGGATCATCTTCAGGATGTTGTCGTCAGAATCGACGTAGATCGGGGCAACGGCCGGGCTGGCGGTGTTCTTCACCGCCGTACCACGGCGAACGGCTGCTGAAGGCATGGGACTACTCCGAACCCCACTGGGGCCGCCGGGGTCAGCCGGCGACCATCCTGGGGTCAGTGTGAGGAACGGCGCTCCTGACCGAGCGCAGAGGATAGAGGACTAGGCGTCCCCGAGGATGATGAACCCGTTGGGGCCGTCGCCCGAGGTCGAGGGCGTCGAGCCGTTGTAGCCGAGGAACGCCGTGTAGCTGCCATGCACGACGCCCGTGCCGCAGTCCACGCCCTTGACGGACGCAAACCACTGCTCGTCGCCCGAGCCGGTCAGCGGCATCCCGATCACGGCGTCGGCCGCGGTCGCGTCGTTCGTCGCGTCATCGAACACCTTGTAGAAGGCGTCCGTCGCCGTCGCCTGCTTCTTCAGGTAGATGAAGTGGACCTTCGCCGCGGCGTCCGCCACGACGGCGTCGGCGCCGAGGTCGCCGAACCGCAGCAGGTACAGCTTCCCGGTGAGCCCTTCCTGATTGCGGCCCATCCAGAACGCCTTGAGCGCCAGGCCCGCGGCCCCGCCCATGCTCTTGTCGAAGTTCAGGGACGAACGCTTGACGAGAATCTGGTCAACAGTCGTGAGTGCCATCGGAGTCTCCTTGTCCTAGCGGGGGTTGCCCACGGCTAGGCTCCCGAGTGAACGAACACCTTCTCGCCGGCCCGAATCTTCAGGGCATGGAAGCCGGCACTTCCGCGCGCGTCTGCTTCACTGTCATGCTGCTTCTGGAGGGCCGCGAGCCGCGCATCCTCTTGGGCGGATAACCGCCGGTCTGCGCCTTCGGCCCCGCCCACCATCCACGTATCGTGATCGTCAAGCCACTGGATCACATCCAGCCAGCACCGAATCGTCGGCAGGATGGACGTGACCGGCACGACCTTGAGCTGGATCATCTGCACCGTCTCCGGGTCGTGCGTCAGCGCCGTCATCACGCCCAGCGACTTCGTCACCCGCCGCGCCAGCCGGTACATCGGCTGTTTGATGCCCGGCAGGATCACCAGATCCCGATCCCGCGCCGCGAGCATCGTCAGGAACCAGCCCGGCGGGGCGACGAGGTTGTACGGGTTCTGCTCCGCGATCCAGTTCATACCCGCTCCGAGGCGAACCCCGCATCCGCCGGGAGGTCGTCCCCGCTCACCATCGACCGGGACGTGCCCCGGCCCGTCTTGACCACCTTGGCCTTGCGCCGCGCCGGGTCCACCATCAACTTCCGGTCGAGGGCTTCCACGGCCTTGCTCTGCTTCTTGGGCGAGCAGTCGTCCACGTCCGGCACCCCGATCAGGCTCTCGAAGTCCAGCGGGTTCAGCGGGTCTTCCGTCCCCATCACCCGGTTCTGGCGCTTCGCCGGCCCGACCAGGAACGACGGCACCGTGTTGGTGCCCGGCTGCAACTGATACCGCTTGCCGTCATACATGACCGACAGCGTCTCCGGCGACCGGTTCACGATCTGCACGAACTCCATGCTGCTCCTTTGTGCGTTGGGACCGATGCCGTCGCACCGGTCCCGTTGCACGTCGGGCCTACGCCCGATTACTCGCCGCGCACTACGATAAGCGACTGGCCCGTAACGCCAGCCATGAGGGCGCTCTTGCCGGGGTACTTGCAGTGGTACTGCTTCCGCATCCGGTACCAGGCCTCGAACGAGTCGCGACCCGAGCTCCCGGTGCCGACGCGGACCAGCACGGAGCCGTCCTCGTCCACCCACTTGCCCTTCTCGGACTCGTACTTCACGAAGCCGGAGTTCTTTTTGTCCAGCAGCATGATCACGTCGAGCGGGAAGTCGCGGATGGTCTTGATCGGCACTTCGCCCATGCTCAGGTCGCCCTGGGTGAAGGCCGCGGTCCCCGCATCCGGCTTGCGAAGGTCGGCGCCCGAGTACCGGCGGTCGGACTCGGTGAGCTGGAGGTAGAGCCGGCGCGTGCTGTGGTGCATCACCAGCACGTCGATCTGCCCGCCGAGCTTCTGGTCCACCACGTCCGCCGTCTGCTGAAGGATGTCCGTGGACAGCGCCCCGGTGGACGACTTGACGTAGGACTTGTAGACCGGCCAGGTGGTGCGGGACACGCCGAAGTAGTTGTCCCGGTACGTGCCGTCGTCCACGAGGGCCATCAGCCCCCAGAACGCCTGCTCGTAGCTGGTGTCGAGGATGTCCGTCACCGACGAGTTGGCCGCCTGCACGATGTAGTCGTCGGTCGTGCTGGAGAAGGCCGAGTCGATGACGATGGTCGATCCCGCCGATGAGCAGGACACAACCTTGCGGATGCTCGAGGACCGCAACAGGCCGGTGGCCGGGTTGACGAACCCGATGTACATGCCCGGCTGGATGAAGCGGTTGCCGAAGCTGGCGTGCGCGATGCCGCCAGGCGCGTCGAGGGTCTGCGTGATGGAGTTCGCGCCCGTGGTAACGAGGGCCAGGATGCCGCGGCCGTCCGTCGCCAGCGCGTACTCTTCCCGGCGCGCGATGTCCTTGATGAGCGAGTCCATCTCGTCCCGGCGGGCCGACTTGAACGCGCCTTCCGAGGACATCGAGTCCTTCATGGCCTCGTAGGTCATGCGGACCCGCGCCATGAGCTTCTTCTGGCCCACGCGCACTTGGACGTGGCCCTGCACCCCGGCGTCCGCGAACGCACCGTCCTCGCCCACGAACATCGGGGAGACGTTGCGCGAGACGTGCGCGGTGTAGACCACTTCCCGGCCGCTGAAGCCCTTGGTTTCCGTCCTGAAAAGGTCTTTCAGGGGGTTGCGATCGTTGACCTGTTCCGCGACGAAGTCCTCGTAGTAGTCCTTGAGGATGCCGTCGATCATCTGCGTGTCAGCGCCCATGTTACACTCCCAGTTTCCCCTTCATGGCGAGCCACGCCGCCTCGTGCAGCGCGTCTTCGTCCTTGGGGACCGTGGGGGTCGGCGTGCCGACCGGCCCACCGGACCCGCCCCCGGTTGGGGCGGCAGCGGTGCGGGCGACTCGCGCCCCCACATTCACGGCGGCCTGCCGACGTACCGGGTCGAGCATTTCCGCCGCGAAGTGTTTGATGAAATCCGAGACTAGTGCGGTGTCTCGGTTGATGTAGCGATGCAACTGCTGTCGGTCCAACTCCACGTAGGCTGTGAACGCCCGACGCACGTATTCCCTCTGAACTGGCGTCAGATCACGTCCTCCATACAATTCCGTTTTCGCCCGACCATAGACCGTATCGAGAGTTTGGTCGGCAACGGAGTTGTAGTAGGACTTCTGTTCTTCTTCGGCCGCTTCTTCGATCTTCTTCAGCCGAGCTTCAGATGCGGCTTGGGACGCCAGAACCTTACGCGCCTGCTCGGGAGTCAATGAATCGAATTCCTTTGACCACGGGAACAGGTCATAGAATGCCGCCTTTATCGCAGTCCGTTGCTGCTCCTCAGGGTCCGGAGTCCTGGTACTCGTCAGGGCTTCGACCTGGCGGCGGTAGAGGTCGGCTTCGGCCCGGGCCTGCGCGGTGGCCTGAGCAGCGGCCTGCTCGATTCGGCGGCGCTCGTTGACGAGTTCCTGAATACGTCGGTTGGCGCCCTCGGAATACGGGGCAGGAGCACCATCGCTGGGTGACGCCCCAGCCGGCGCGGGAGACGGTGTGGCAGGCGGAGCCTGCGTCGGGACGCTGGGCGGTGCGTCCGGGATGACGCCCTCGGGCACGGTGTATTCGGGATCTGCGGACATAACCTACCTTTGGTGACGCGGGTGAGGACCGCGAGGTTGCTGTCCGAGATTCTAGGCGTGGGTCAGAGAGTACGCAAGGGGTCGTGTAAGGACGTTTAGCGTGTCGCTGCTGTCATGTCAGATTGGGACTCTGACCGCTTCGGAAGGATGTAGACCTCGAACCACTCCCGGGCCGCGACGGTTTCGACGCGCACGAGGCGCCCAAACCGCCGGGCCGGAAGCATCTGATGGCGAATGTGCCAGTAGACCGTGACCTTGGGCACCCGGGCGTACACGGCTAACTCCGGGACCGTCAGGAACCGCCGGGGGTGCGTGGCGAGGTCGATGATCATGCCAGTAATTGCTGCTGTTCGGGTTCCGGTTCGGCGGGTTCCAGCGGCAAGACTTCCTGCGCCAACCGCTTCGCCGCGATCTCGCAGTAGCGTTCATCCGAATCGATGCCGATGACTGAGTGCCCCATCATCTTCGCGGCTTCGAGCGTAGAACCAGAACCCATGAACGGATCGAGCACTACCGACGACGGCGGGACCACCGACAAGATCCAGCGCATCACATCGACCGGCTTCTCTGCGATGTGCCGCTTTTCATCTACCGGACCGCATCTGTAGACGTTCTGCACCGCCCCGTCGAAATCGGAATCTACGGGACCATTGGACGCGAACACGACATACTCGGCCGAATGGCTGAACTGACCGCGCTGCATTCTGATGCCGGGCTTCCACCACGTTGCGATGTTGCGCCACACCCATCCGCCACACTGGACGGCATCTGTCAGGGTCGGCAACTGTCGCCAGTCTGTGAACGAACACAGGACCGCGCCATCTTTCGATGCGTGCCGCGCAGCCATCATCCACAGCGAACACCAGACGAGGAAGCTGCGCTGATCTCGGTTGTCGCCCGCGAACTCGGGGCGGTATGCCGCCGTGTCGCTGTTGACGTATTTGGTCGTCGTCTGCGCCATGCGGTCGCCGCGAAATTGCCCACCCGATGAATACGGCGGATCGGTCACAACGGCCCCCACTCCAGACAGCGCCGGGAGTACGTCGAAGCAGTCGCCGTGGTAGATGACGATGCCGCCGTGCGAGTGGTAGGGTTGGATCATGCCGCGGGTTGCCCCTGTCCGTTGGGCGGCCCCGCCAAGTCCTGCGGGTTGCCCGACTCCAGATTGCTCTGCGTCAGCGCCCGGGACGCCCCCGCCGCCCCCGGCACGCCCGGCATCTGCCCGGCTTCCTGCGCCGGTTTCAAGCCCTGCCCGGCCGCCATCTGCATCCGCTGGCCCGGCGGCAGTTCCTTCAGCAGTGCCGCCTGCTCATGCAGCCGGAAATGCTCCGTCAGCCCGGCTTCGACCTCTGGATGCTCCAGCAGCATCTGCCGGACCCGGTCCCCGTTCGCCCACTTCCGGTGCTCCACCAGATGCACGGCGTCGTCATGCCACAGTTTCACGATCATGGGGAAGTGGGCATCCGGCGCCATCGGGCCGTTCTCGCCCACCCACGTCTCGAGCCCGTCCTGCTCCTGAAGGGCCGATTTCACGCTCTGGTCCAGCGCCGGCAGCAGGTGGGTGATGCCGAAGTCCCGGAAAATGGCGTACCGCTGGTCAGGATCCTTCGGGTCGATCATGCCCAACTGGTTTGCCTGCTCGATCGCGGCCCGTTTGCCCAGATTCGTCTTGGGCATCTGCGACCCGTCCTCTACCACGATGTCCACGGCGCCCTGGAGGTCGGCGTTCTGGAAGTGCTTGATGCTCCAGCGCCGGTTCGGCCCCATGATGCTCCATGTCCGCTCCTGCGGGCCGTACTGGCGCTCCAACTCCAGCGCGAGGCTGTACCACTGTCGGTAACACTCACCCCGCTCTGAGAGCGCCCCGCCGAACCGACTCTGGGACCGCTCCACAAGCAACTGGAGGGCCGAGAACGCCTCCACCCCGGCCGGCTTCTGGCCGCGCATGATGTCGTACGTCCCGGTGAGCCGTTCCACGTCTGAGAACAGTTGCGCCCTCATTACTGGTAGAGAAGCGGGAATGTTCTCGCCCGGGATCCGCTCTGGTTTGGCCGCGCCGCCGGCCGCCAGCGGGTTCCACTCCACCACCAGCCCGGGTTCCCCGGTGAAACTGGTGACTTCCGCGCCCTTCGGCTTCAGCCAAATGGGATTGCCGACCCTTTGCACGATCAACTGCATGATGGCATCGAGTTGGTTGATGGCATCTTGCTTTTGCAGGATGAGGTCGAGTGGCCCGCGGCCCCAGAACCGGCCACCGAAGCGGTTGAACCGCTGGTACAGCCACGGGAAGATGCGCCGGCCCTGGTTATCCGAGTAGGGTAGCGGCCCGGGCGTCGATTCCCCCGGATCCCGCACAATCCGCGGGTTGGAGTCCCCCGCCACGCGCATGAACAGCCCGTCCGGGTACTTGTCGCAGGGCTTGTACCACAATTCGTACTCCGGGAGCCCCTCCGACCCCGGCCCGGCGTCACCCCCACCCCCTGAAAACGTCAGCGGGGAGCCAGACACGTCGGTCTGGGTCGCCAGCGACCGGAACATCTGCAAGGACTTGTCCTCGGGCGAGCCGGAGAACGCCAGCCCCTTCGCCAACTCGGGGTAGTGTTCCTCCCACCAGCGCCGGGTCCGCCACCGCTGCCGGATGAGCCCGGGGATCTGGCTGAACCACGCGTACGTCGGAGGGACCAGCACCTCGAGCGGGGACAGCACGTCGGTACAGCCCTTGCCGATGCGCGACTCGGTCCCGATGGGGTTGCCCTTGGGGTCCACGGCCTTCTGGAGCATCGGGCTCCCGCAGGACGGGCAGACGCCGGCCGCCACGTCCTCGGGCGGGAAGGTCTGCTGGCACGCCTGACACTGTTCATGGGGCACTAGGAGCGTGCCGTTGGAGTCCGCCCGCTTGTCCCACCAGACGTGCCAGAAGACGCTGTGGAGGCTGGAGAGCCAGAAGTCCGACTCCCAGGTGACTTCCTTCATCGCGTGTTCCTGCTGCACGCAGGGCTCGAGTTCGTCCGCGAGCTCGGCCGTCGCCACGTTCCGGGGATCCTGCCCGTTCGGCCGCGCCGAGATGGACAACTGCACCGCGGAGAACACCGACCTGACCGTGTCCACCGTCTCGGCCACGATGTTCGTGACCGGCTTCGGCGTCCACTTCGTCAGGCGCTTGTCCTGCCACTGGCCGCGCTTGCGGTCGTAGTAGATCCACTGGCGGCCCAGCACGTACATGAGTTTCCGCCACCACTCGCGCTCGTAGACGGTGCGATCCTCCAGGCACTCGGCCTTGAACTTCGTGAAGAAGTCCAGCAGGGCCGCGTCGTCGCCGTAGGGGCCGGCGATGGGCTCGGGCTCGGCCTCGCCGCGCATGGCCCGCTCGATGGCCTCGCCCACACCAGCGGGGGACGGTTCGCCCGCGTCAGGCGCGGAGGTGTACAGGTCAGGCATGGCAGACTCCTACTGGGTGTAGACGACGGCCCCGGCCTCGTCGTGCGTGGCGCCCATCGCCACCGCCGCCTCGTCGCCGGGATCCTCGAACAGCGAGGACAGTTTGTTGAAGAACTGGTCCGTGGGCACCGTGCTGGCCGCGGCCGTCGCCGTCAGAGGCGAGCCGTCCACCGGCCGCAGCG